GCTTGCAAGTAACGCTTCAGCCGCGGATCGGATTCCTTCCAGTCGATCGATCCGTTGGCACGAACTTTGGGGTAGAGTTGTTGCGGAATCGGAGCCGCGATCCGATGCTCCTCTAGGGTGGTGGCATAGTGTTCCTCGATTTCGAGAGCCTCTCTCGACGCATCCTTGACACCGTGTTTGGCGGCGACTCCTGCGAGGTCTCCAAATTGCAATGTCAAAGGCAGGTGATTCGGCAGAGCAAAGTCCCATACGACCAACTTTACAGGCAGCTCCTCCTTGCCACTTTGTTCGGAAGTGACAGCAAAGGTGCCTGTGTAGGTCCCGGCAACCGCGCTTCCAGGAATAGCAATGTCTATCCACAATGGCTGGTTCTTTCCTGGCCAGACTGTAAAGTTATTGCCGCTGAATCGTGAGCCAGAAAGCCTGTAGGAGACCAAGCCACGATCTTCTTCGCGGTTGAAGCGCATGGCTAAGATGGGCTTGCCGTCATAGGGATTGATGAACGGAATCAATGCGTCCGGCCACCAGCCCGGCGCCTCGACGTGGCCCGGCAAACAGATCATGCTCGGTTCGCATTGGGGCGGATATAAGGATCTGACGACATGACGCGCGCCGAGGCCATGGCTAAGATCGCCGAGCTACACACGGCGTGGTCGCTGAAGTACGGCGACAGCGTGCCCTACGTCGCCGAGGACGCCGCACCGACCGACGGCAAGACCACCGACCTCGCCATCTGGCAGGCCGATCGCTCCGCCACTGCCGACCAGCAGGACGAGCTGAACGCCGCCATAAAGGCGATACTTGCTCAGATTGTGGATGAGCCGACGCAGAATGTGACAGTCATTCGCATTTACGGCAAGCCTGCGCACGGCCTGCCGTACAACATCGATACGTCGCAGGTCGACCTCTCCAAGGTGCAGGACGCCTGGGAGCGCCAGCTGTCCAAACTGCTCGACGCCTGGGTATCGGTCACCGCCGACCAGCGCCGGCGCATCGTCGAGATGGTGCGCGCCGCGGTCAACGCCGACGACCTCAACGCCATCGCCAAGATGAGCCTCAACTCAACCGACGCCGCCAACATCCTCACCCAGGCGATGAATGACATGGCCTTGCAGGCGGCGCAGCACATGGTCGGCGAGCTCAGCGCGCAGGGCCTGCACGCCGCTCCCGCGCCCGGCCATCCCGACCTGCACTCCAACTACGCGGCTGCCATGGCGGCGATGCTGGCTACCGGGTACGCCAACAGCGCCGGCCGCGAGGCGCTGCGCCTCTACGCGCCCAGCGCCAGCGGCGATGACGTGGCCAACGCCGTCGGCGAGCATCTCGACGGCCTGTCTGACGCGTTTCTACAGCAGAACCTCGGCCTGGCTCTGACCGCCGCGCAGAACGACGGCCGCTTTGAGACGATCAAGATGGCGCCGGAGACCGCGCTCTACGCCTCCGAGGTGATGGATAAGAACACCTGCGGGCCGTGCCGCGAGGTCAACGGCAAGTGGCTGGGCAACTCGACCCAGATGGACATGGTGTACGCCACCTACCCGAACGGCGGCTATACGGAGTGCCTGGGTGGCCCGCGCTGCCGCGGTACCGTCATCGCGGTCTACCGGCCGCGCCAGGTCGACACCAACCATGAGGCAGGGTGAGCCATGACGCTGCCCGTGCTCTTCCTCCGCCGGCCGCTCGACCGCGTCTACAAGCGTGACGAGCGCGGGCGGTTCGGATCGGGCGGTACTGGCGTGCGGTCGGAGCTCGCCGACGCCAAGACCACGGAGGCTGTAAATCAAGCCGCTGCGACCGAGGCGAAGCGGATCACGGGGCGCGATATCGAATTCAGTATGAGCGGCGATACGAAGATCGCCGCCGAGCACGCCGAAGGCATACTTCGCGGACTCGAGGCCTACCCTAGCGCTCCACTTAATCGCGTCGGCACAAATGCAAATGCCTTCACGCGCCATGAGAACGCCTGGGCAATGACAACCCATGGCGAAAATATCGACTTTAATCCGTCACATACGGCGAATTCTGACGCTTACCGGGCCGAACTCCAAAAAGCTCAGACCGACGGACATTTGGTCGTCGGATCTCCGACAGGCGTAGCTCTACACGAATTCGGCCACGTGCTGTTTCATCGTGGCGCCGGCGGCTTCGCGGGGCAAGTTGTCGCCGAGGATGCGGCAGCCAAGGCTGGCCAGGGCACTAGCGAATTCGTCACCAAAAACATCTCTCGCTATGCGACCTCGTCCGGCTACGAGATGGGCGCCGAAGCCTTCGCCGATGTAATGCACAACGACTCCAGGGCTAGTGATCTCTCCCGCGCAGTCGTTGACATCGAGACCCGTGCGGCGGGAGTGCAAGCGGTCACTTGGCTTAGCCCAGCTGGCCGCGTCTACAAGCGCGATGAGCGGGGACGGTTCGGGTCTGGCGGTACTGGCGGAACGGTGCGCAAGGCGCTCGCCGATGCCAAGACTAAGGATGAGCTGACCGCAGCTGCGGAGGCGGCCGCAGCGCGCGTCACCGGCCGGCCAGAGGGTGACATCCGATTCTTTGCCCGGCACTCCGACCTCGAGGTAGCCAAACAGCACTTTGAGGGCGTGTTGCAGGGGCTCGAGCGCTTCCCGCATGCGCCGCTGAGCACTGTAAGCGACTTCGACCCCGACAATCCCGGCGCGATGCACTACGGCGCCGACGTGTCCAGCACCATGGCCTATAGCGGCATGGGCTACGAAAAGGGGTCAATCAACTTCAACGCGCAGTATTCTGCCCATCCCGACACGTATCAGAAGGTGCTAGATCGATCGGCGGAAGATGCCTTCACGACGTCATCTGTGCGTACGCCGCACCTCGTCGCAGCGACCATGCAGGGCGTCGCGCTACACGAATTCGGCCACGTCCTGACCCAGCAGCAACACCCGCTTGTCGGCGGCGGGTCCGGACCGCCGAAGGTGCCGGCCAAGAAGATCGCCGCCGAGCTCAATCCGGGTGGCAAGACCACGGCCGACTTCATCCGTGGCGAGATCTCGGAGTACGCCACCACCAATCAGCACGAACTCAGCGCCGAGGCCTTCGCCGACGTCGTCCACAATGGCTCGAGCGCGTCGCACGTTTCGCGGGCGATCTATAACGAGATCGCTGCGCTATACCCGCAGGACGCGCAGGCGATCACCTATCTCAGCCCGCTCGACGCCGGCCGCGTCTACAAGCGCGACAAGCGGGGACGGTTCGGCTCCGGCGACGGTGGTGGCGAGGGCGAGACGGCGCCGGTCGAAGAGCCGAAGACCGGCGTTGACGCGCTGCCGATGATGAAAAAGGCGCCGACCGTCAGCGCCGCGGCGAAGGGGACGAATCCGAATTTCGGCTCGCAGGAGCCCAACACGGCCGTTACCTACCGCGCCGCGGGCAAGGCGGGTAAGAACTGGGATCCGAGCATGGGGCCGCCGCCTTACGGCGCCTATACGGAGAACTGCACGAACTGTGTGCATGCGTTCGAAATGCGCATGCGCGGTTTCGACGTCGAGGCGGCGCCGCTGCACGTGCTCGACAAGCATGGCTATGCAGCTGGGCGGACCTATAAAGAGGTCGATGATCAGATTGCTTCGAGCTGGACGCTACCCAATGGCAAGCCGCATGGGCGCAGCTTCTCGAGCCAGAAGTGGCGCAGCTTTGAGCAGGTAGACTCGGAGATCAAGGCCTGGCCGGAGGGCGCGCGCGGATTCATCACCGTTGGTAAGCATGTTTTCAGCGCCATGAATGTCGGCGGTAAGGCCAAATACATTGAGCCGCAGTTTGACGCTTCGCCGACGCGGGTGGTAACCGCACAGTATAAGAAAAAGTATAAGTCTTATTTGTCATCTTTGACCGGCGAGCGGCAGGAGGCCAAGTTGGTACGCCTCGACGATCTCAAGCCTGCCGACGGCATCCTCGAGTCCGTGGCGGCGAAGTCATGATCACATTCGAAGACGCCCGACAGGTGGTCGCCGCCGACTGGCCGGACTACGATCCTGCGCCCTGGGGTTTCGAGGGTGATGAGGATTGGTTCGTGCTGCTCCTGCCGGAGACGACGGGCGGCCGGATCGCCGCGGTCGACAAAGAGTCCGGCGAGCTGAATTGGATCAACGAAAACGCCGATGAGTACACGCAGGAGCGCCCGGCCGGCGCGCCGCACGACCGCAACGCGGAGGAAGAGCCAACGCCGCAGGCGGTCACCTGGCTCCGTCCGGACGGCCGCGTCTACAGGCGCGACGACCGCGGGCGGTTCGGCTCCGGCGGTGGCGGCGGGGCGGACGAAGGCGCGGGCATGCGGCCGGAGCTGGCCGGCGCGACCTCGCTGCGGGCGCTCGAGACGGCGGCGGTGGCCGAGGCGAAGCGCATCACGGGCCGAGACATCACCTTCTCTGCGACCGGCTCAGACCTCGCGACGGCT